CCCATGAGGCGTACTCATGGGACTTTTTCGTTGTAATTGGCGTTACGACGCCCTGTAATTCTGGACTTTCTCGATGGAGAAGGCCTACAGAATGTTAACATCTATGATGTTGATTCCTCGAGTTGAGGATTAAGACTTCTGGGGCGTTACGACGCCCCTTTAGCCTTATAGACTACGAGCTTGCTGACTACACTTTTTAGTCTCTGCTTACTCTTTATTTCGTTTTTTATCGCGCCGATGGTCGAACTACCATCAAACCTTTTTATAAAGATCCTTGTTTCTACTGATCATGACAGACAAGTAAAAAGCTGTTAAGAACTATACCTAATTAAGGAAGGTTTATGCGTATACATATCGCTGAGTTAACCTACTATAAAACTCAAAATTTGCACTTCAAGGAAAAGTCGTGTTCCTGTAATGCTTTCGAGCCACGCTATTTTTATCATTAACACTGGGCCAATCCCCCAATATGATTTAGAATCACCGAAGTCTGCGGACATTAGGGATTCCGGAAGTGCCGACTCCGTATCAAACGGCATTTCTTCTGCGTTGCAGAACTCTTTCGTTGGAGATTTAGAATCAACGAACGCATACCACGCGAAACAGGCAAACTTTAATTTACCCGCTTCTGAGCTCTTTGAGCCACAAGCTGGTCTTTCCGCTCGCATTGCGAGCATGATGGAATATCATTCCATCGCCAAAACCATGGACACTGATTCAATTGTGTCCGAACTTGAGAGCCTTTTTGCTCTCTTTGTAGCACTCAAACAAAGTGTTTCGAGATCACAAGCTGCTGCTATTTTGTTCTTGTACTTCAAGACTCATTGCAAAGCTTCTGTCCTATCTAGTATTGTTAAATATTTTGAGGAAGAATTTCATTTTCCTCTCACTGATGACATATCTGTTAAGGACTCACTCATTTTTTCAGACTCTGATGATGATCTCCCACATCGGGATGATCTCTCGGAACCTGATAATTTGGATTTCGATTACACTAATGATGACCTACTTTATGAAGCCCACGCTTTAACCGAACTACCTGATTGGCTTACGCTGATGAAGGATTTGAAAACTGACTGGACTCGTTGTATTCACAACCATGCCTTTAAGAAAGTTTCAAAATTGATTTCTATGTGTGCTTCTATTGGACTTTGTGATCTAGCACATTTTGATATTGATGTTTCTGGAATTCGTATTTTTTCGATTCCTACTTATAAACAACATGTCACTGCTGGAGATCTTTTGTCCTCAATTGTTGACACTGTGACTTACTTCATTGAAGGAGGTTACAAATGTTATACTACCAAATCACTTTCACCATTTATCTTTTCTGATGATGAAGCTCGTGATGTTGAAGCCGAGTACTTCGCAGTCATGGACATTGCTCCATTTATGCGTGCTGGTACTATGCTTAAGCATTGTGAAGTTACTGAATCCGATTATGATTTACGGTTGGAGAAACTCACTGACAAGTTAACCTCTCTTCATGCTGCCTCTGAAGGTACGTGGGAAAAGAAATTACTATTCGATCGTCTTCGTGACATTCGTAAAGTACGTTCTGATTTCACATCCTTTAGAATGGACGGTAAGTTGAGAGAATGCCCATTTGGCGCCTATATCCAGGGCGCCCCTGGTGTTGGAAAATCAGTTGTATCCGCTATTTTAATGCGGTGCATACTTGAATCCAACGAATTTTGTGCTGATGACAATCGTATGATTACCCTCAAGGAGGGTGACAAATACATGTCTAACATGAGAGGGTATGTCAATGGTGTATTTATTGATGACATCGGTAACACTGTTTCCGAATTTATTGAGAAATCACCAACTGACACTATCATTGAGTTGATGAACAACATTGCTGCTTATGCCAATATGGCTGAGGTTGAATTGAAGGCAAAGGTGCCTTTAGAACCTAAGGCTGTTGTTTTTACTTCAAATTTGTGGTTGTCCATTATTGCGAAACGATATTCAAATGAACCTTTATCCATTGTTCGTCGTGCAGGTTTGCACATCGAACAGATTGTTCGTCCTGAATTCGCTACTGCTGATGGGCGTTTGGACTCCGATTTAGTCCGCGCTCATTATGGTGGAAAACCTCCCGTTATTTCAGATTGTTGGACATTCAATGTCTTTAAACCTGATGGCAATGGTGATCGTCGTCTCTTGTCCCAAATTCCCGGAAAACAAGGCATTGATATTTATGATCTTATTGATCTCTGTATTACGATGTCTCGTACTCACTTTGAAAGTCAACGTTTTGTTGTGGAAATGGGCTCAAACATGAACCAAAAACTCGATATATGCCAAACATGTCACCGCCCTAGAGGTGGAATTAAGAACATGTGTACCTGTTGTAAAACCTGTGCACTCCCTCTTACAGCGTGTTCTTGCATGCATCCTCATGCTCTTCCAGAGTCTATTTCCGCTTGCGTGGATACTCTTATTGAGCAAGTTCGTCATTTTGATTCGCCTTGGTTGCGATGGACGAATTGGATGCCAGAATGGGTATTTGACAACCGTTATTTTGATTACTTTCTTGCTATCTCGTATCGCAATGAAATTTCTGAGATGCTTTTTGCCAATACTTGTATTATTTGGTTTTTCCTCTTTTTATCTGTGCCTACATTTTTTGTTTCGGTAGCTTGGGGTTTGTATCTGTGTTTCATGTCCGTTTTTATGTACACTTTTGTGTGTGCTCGGTCTATTATGAATCGCAGATCCCTCTTATTGCGCCGTCTCAAGCGTGAAAACAACCTTATGCCAGTACTATTTAAGCGAATTCGTGACAATCATGTCGCTAAAATTGCCGCTTTGTGCTCGGTTTTCGGTGTTGTTTATACACTTGTAAAATTGTGGAGGAGGTATCGTACTATTCCCATCCAGGGAAAGCTCGAACCTATCACAGAAGAAGATGTTAGAGAACGAGATGCCGAAGTTAATCCATGGGCTGGTAGTGTTATTTCCAAACGACCCGTCTCCGAATCCTCTAAGACAACTGTTTTTAAAGACTTACTCAAATTAGTCGGACGAAACTTGTGTTATATTGAGATTGAAATTGACGGTGGACGTCGCGTATGCGATGCCCTCTTTTTGGAATCTAATGTTGCACTTATTCCAACACACATCTTGGACAAACCAGACTTGATTGCTAATTTTATTCGCAGCGATCCTTGTCTCAATGGTGCATCCTTCAAGTGTCCTCTGAGCACACGCTACTCTGTAGCTGTTCCTCAGAGCGATTTGAGTCTTGTATGGGTGCCTAATGGTGGTAGCTTCAAAAACTTAGTGGATTATTTAAGTATTCGCTCTGTTCCGAAAGCTTTCTCTACCATGGTTTATAAAGATAGTATGGGAGAAATCCAACATCATGAAACTTACATTCATTCTTCATTCATTCCACTCCTGCAGCGTCATTTGACGGTTATCTGTATGATCTCCCTATAGACACTTTCAATGGTTTGTGTATGGCAACTCTTGTCACTCACGAACCTCACCCTGAAATAACAGGCTTCCATCTTGGAGGTTTTGCAGGGAAACCTCGAGGGTGTGCTGGAAAGCTAACGTGGAGTGAGTATAGACGGTGTAAAGCACAGTTGTCACAAATTTCTGGTGTCGTGATTGGTCCTTCTGAAGGAACTCTTCACGATACTCAGTATGGTATCAAATTTATGGTATCGGACGATGTTCATCCCAAAAGTCCAACTAAATTCCTGCCAAAAGAGAATTCACTCACAATGTTTGGTTCTTGTATTGGTCGCGCATCTTATTCTTCTGATGTGCGTAGTACTCCAATTTCTCCAATTGTGGAGGAAGTTATGGGGCAACCGAATTTGTGGGGTCCTCCTCGTTTTCATTCTTGGAAACCGTGGCAGGCTTCTTTACAACATTCGTGTAAACCTAGTTGTGGAGTCCCTGGAACTTTGTTGGAAAAGGCTGTTTTAGATTATAGCCTACCTCTACTGTCTAAATTACAGACTACAGAATGGCTGCGCCAAGAAGTGCGCCCGTTGACTGAAATGCAGACAGTGTGTGGAATTGATGGTCGTCGTTATATCGACAAAATGAAACCCAACACTTCAGTTGGTTTTCCAGAAGGAGGAGCCAAAAGTAAGCATCTTGTTACTTTGGATCCAGATGATTATCCCGACTTTGCGTGTCCAATGGAATTGGAACAAAAGTATTGGGATGAAGCATCTAATCTTGAGGAATGCTACCTGAATGGTGAACGTGGTTATCCAATTTTCAAAGCATCTTTGAAAGATGAACCTACACCTTTATCAAAGGATAAGGTTCGTGTTTTTCAAGCTGCCCCTATCCACCTTCAATTGTTGATTCGGAAGTATTTTCTTCCTGTCGCACGTTATTTATCTTTATTCCCACTTCTATCTGAGTGTGCCGTTGGCATTAACGCTCAGGGTCCGGAATGGGAAGAATTGTGTGAACATGTTTCAAAGCATGGGGAAGAAAATATCTTAGCCGGAGATTATAGTAAGTATGATTTGCGAATGCCTGCCCAGATTATGTTGGCAGCATTCGATATTCTGATTTCACTTGCAAAAGCCTCTGGCAATTACACTCGTGATGATATTAAGATCATGGAAGGTCTCGCTATTGACATAAGTTATGCGGTGACGGCCTATAATGGTGATCTCATCATGTTGTGTGGTTCGAATCCATCCGGTCAAAATATGACTGTTTACATTAATTGTTTGTGTAACAGTCTTTTGGTTCGTTGTGGTTTCTTTGATGTTCATACTGAAGAAGAAGTTCTCAAACTTGGAAGGAAAATGGTTGCTGAAATGTCCAATAGTGGATCTCTATTTCGCTCTGTTGTTGCTTTGAGCACCTACGGAGATGATTTTTGGGGATCTGTGCATGTGGATGCTCAGAAACTCAACCATATTTCTTACCGAGATTTTCTTGCCAAACATGACATGGTTTTGACCATGCCAGACAAAAATTCTGAAGCAATCCCGTTTCTAACGATGGATACTTGCGATTTTCTAAAACGTAAAGCAATCCACAATGAAGAATTGGGTATGCGCTTGGGAGCTTTGAGTGATAAGTCAATTTTTAAAAGTCTCCACTGTGTATTAAAAT